TTAATTTTTACAACCTCGAAAGAATTGTACAAATCCTTGAAGATCTCCAACGATCTTGATTCTGCCTCTGTGTAAGACAAGGCATCCACTAAATACTTTTCAGTTACTTTCTTTTTTTTGCCGTTCTCGATATTATCAATCTCGGCTTTTACCGTAATTTCAAACCAGCGATTCATTGTATTAATATTTAATTAGTTGATTTCTTTCCTTTTTCTATACTGTTTTTAAATCTTTCAGAACACCACTGCAAAACATCCATCATCATCATCTCATTATTAGATAAGATACCTTTTATAACTAACGCCAATTGATGTTGTGACATTCTTTGACTCATATCAAATCTTCTTTCCTCTTCATTTACTATCGTAGCCACGAAATACTTACACCCCTCTAAGTGCGTTAGGGCTTCAATTATAGCTTCTTTTATCTCTTTTTCTTCCATCCTGTTTGTTTTTTGGACAAAGATATGTCTTTTGATAATAAAAAAGATTCAAAATGATTTTTTTTTTCTGATAAACGACTCTGTTTCTTCATTAAACGGATAGGCCTCCTTGATAAATTTCATAGCTACTTCCAGGTCGCCGTCTGCTATATCTTTATACCTTTCAAAGATACCAACCAGGTCATTGTTATATGAACGCTCTTGTTTTATGTTGTACACGTATTTTAACACCCTGTCTTTGATTTCATTGGCTTTTTTCACAGTATCATTGAAGGATTTTATACTTTTCAATTCCGGATCTTCGTTTTCCTTGTTTACCTTATCAAACTCTTCCTTGCTATACCCCGCCTCCTCTTTAATAGCCGGGCAAACACTTTCCCCTATGATCCGAAATTGTTCATACGAGCCTGTCAGAAACCTTGATTCTGTTTTAAATGCATTATATTTAACAAGCAAATTAGCCACCTCTGTTGCACCTTCTATGGTTCTAAAACCGATGCCGATATCTTTTAACATAAATACCGGAACTCCTGTTCTTGGATACACGACTTCTTTTTCGTTCTTTATATTCCAGTTTTTAGCTTCAATTGGAATACCTTTACCAGCAAGCTCTTTGTCTATATACAGATATATCTCTTTGCATGTCAATGACACAATCTCATCCCTGCTTAAATCAAAAACTGTTTTCATTTCTTTTTATTTATTAAATTAAACAATCTACCTCTTTGTTCAGGCTCCGTATATTCCACCCATATATCGGCTGCCACATTTCTAAGAAATTCCATAAAGTCTTGATGATCCCTGTATTCAGCAGAATCAACTTTTCTCACAAAACTTAGAATTTCCTTTAACATCTTATTGTTTTCTTCAAGAAGTTCTCTGTCGGTCATAACCTTTCAAATTTTCTTCTTATGGTGTTGATTCTTTACCGCTCCGGCTACCGCCGACAACTCCACGTCCCTTTCCATTGTTACCCGAAGATCTTCTTCTGTTAAAGAAAAAGACATAGTTAACACAGGAGTATCCTTAAAATACCAATCACATAATTCTTTTAACTCTTTACGTTCATCCTCGTTTTTACATTTATGAATGGTAAGGTAATTCATTCTTTCCTCTTTTTCTTTGTCTGTTAAATATTTTTTTCATAATTCTAACTTTTAAAATTGAGTATATAATTACTTAAGGTAATAGATCATCCAAATAAGCCCATGATTCCATTTCATCTAATCTGTATAAAATACATCCCGGACGGCTGGATATAAAAGTTCTGTTCTCTTCCAATATACCCATAATTGGATCCTTTGACCCTATTGTTGATTTCTTAGGGAGAAACACAATAAAACGGTGGCAATCCGGAATTACTGTTATAGAATGCCACACAGAGTTGATGCGCCACTCTGCACCAGCTTTAAAAAGAGGAATAATATATTCTTGTTCCATGTCTATTTAGTTTTGAATTAATGTGAAAAGAGCAATTATAGCCGCAACTGATATAATAGATAAAATAACGTTTGCCAATATATGCTTTAAGAGGCGCCTTTCGAGATTTGCGATATGCTTTCTTAGCCTTTCGCAATGTTTTTTTGTAGATCTGGATTCTTTGAGTTCTTTGTTGTATTTTACCATATTTTTGTCGCACCATTTCATTATATCAGCACTTGCTTTGTTAAGCATATCTCTGATTTTTTTATCATCATAGAATGGTATTTCAACATCAACACAAGTATTTGGCCTGTATAATAATCCGTATGTATCAAAGCACACTTTCAATGTGACAACTTCAGGCTTAGCCATTTCTTCGGCTTGTTTCTTTATCTGCTCATCTGTTGCTTCGGCTTTAGCTTTAAGCTCATTGTAGTCTTCTATATTCAGCAAAGCCATGTTTTCAAATTCTGTATTCATATCTACTATTTCTTATTTAGAGTGAATGTTTGCCAAATGCTTTATCCCAACGCCTGCTTGCTATCTGTACACATACTACCAACGCATCACGATATTTACGGGATTAGATGGTTCTTATGTGGCGGATGTTGATAATCCTAACAACGCATTCGTGCTGATTTTTGCAAACTGTTCACTCAATTATTTTTAATTTTTAATTAATTCAACTCCTATAATATCTTCGTAATCAATATAGTGCATCATTGAAACACCGTTGTCATCATCGGTCATTATTTCAACACAAGCAGAACAGCCATTGAATGCACCTTCGATTGTTATACCTGTTAATTGCCTAAAGAATCCGAGAAATTTCTTTGGTTTGATAACCCTAATGCGGACAAGATCATTCCAAGTTATTCCTTTCTCTTCGCAAATAGATTTAAACTTCTCGGCTGTCATAGTTCACTTGTTTTTTACGATTACGTTTATTCATTTTCTTCTTCTTACGATCTTTCTTGATCTGTTTTTCGCTTCTTCCGGATTTGTAAGAAGAACCTTCATTTATTTGTTTCACTTATGAAATTGACAACATCCTTTAGATATCCTTCTGTCATCTCTATGAAATTCACACAATCTAATTTGCTTAACTTGTAAATCAATGCCGGATTGTGTACTATGGCTATAATTTGTGTTTGTGGTTTATGGAATGATAATACATTGTAAATTTGTATTATGTTATCAATGTCAAGATTTCTGTCTGGCTCATCCATGAGAACCGTATATTCAAAATCTTTTTTTGTTAATGTTATGTGGTTTCTTTTATAATACTTCAACAGATTATCAATTCTTTTAATCCAAAACGTATTTGATTTTTTCTTGTATTCTACAAGATCTCGTATTGGAAACACATAATCCTTTTGACCGAACATTAAATTGAAAAGTGATTCCAATGATAACACCATTTTCTCTCCATAAGATCTTCGAATATTATTCACATACAAATCTAAATTGCTGATGTTTTTCAATACACTATCTCGATTCATCTCCGCCGACGGTAATAAACGGAATACTTTCCCTGCATAATCGGATGATATGTCAATCCCATCAAGAACCTTGTCATCATCATCAAATATAGGTGGAAAATCCAGTGCCTCGATCGGCATTTCAGAGCACATAGACTTCTCACACAACATATACATTGATATGATATTAAGTAAGGCCGATTTTCCACTACCGTTTTTACCTATAATTACATTCACTCCTGGCTTGAAAATAAATTCTCTGCCATTTTCAAATGTTTCTATGTCCGAAACATATTTAAATGGAGTTTTCGTATTGTCTTTTATTTTTACTGATGTTATCATTGTAATCCTTTTTAAAAATCAATTACCGTCCGAACCATGTCTCCGATGTGCTTGTTGCCGGTGCCCGTGAGGCCACTGGAGAAGACCACGTACCACGCGACGGCCCTGGCTGTTCTGGCCACAGACAGCCGGGCCGACCTCATGGCAGGGCAGGCTCCACCTTACTCTGGCTGTTCTGCCCACTCCCTGTACCCTACGTTAAAACCAATAGGATCATGCCTTTTGATCATAGTGCCGTAATTCTCTCTACCGCAATACCTGTTCTTTCCTCCAATGATCCATGTTTCATCGTCTCTATCCGGAGATATGGAGTTAAGAAACTTCTCATAATCTTTTCTACTCTTTCCCATCTTTGTCTTGATTTAAACAATAGTTAATAAAATAAGCAACCTGTTCATTTTCCCCTGTATTATCATAATCACCTAAAGTCATATCATCATAATCCAGCAGAACTATACGAAAATCGTTTTTTTTGACATACACTTCCGTTAAATACATAGGAATCCCAGCAATTTCTATTATCACCGGAAACTGATCATCGAAGTCAAACGCATCATTAGTTCCTTTAAACTCTTTAAATTCTTTGAATTTTAGCTTTATACTTCCACCGTTCTCCACTAATGCCTCTTTGATGTACTTTAATCTTTTTGCATTCAGATCAACCTCTGCTTTTTCTATTTCTTTGTACAATTCATTCAGATCCATATTCCACTATATTTATGTTATCGAATTTTTCTTTTATAACATCCAAGGCACCACACTCGTTTGTTACCATAACATACTTTCCCGGCTTCATTCTCCACAGATTGAAATACCTTGTCACATTTATAATGTTATTAAATAATGATATTTCGTATCTTGTGTTCCCATTTTCATCATGTCCCGCTTTTTTAAAATAACATAGGGTCGGCTTGTATTTGAAATAATTAAAAAGCCTATACCATCCCTTCCCGTTACATGTTTCACGATTCCATATTCCAGTAAGCTCCCTATATCCCCTTACCGGTATTTTCTCTATTTTTTTTGGTACGATCTTGACATACTCTCCTTCTCCGATTGGTATAGTCATATTACCTGTCTCTTCCGTGCAAAAGTATTTTATTTCAGATGCCATGTCTTTATATACATAGAACCGGTATAGGTTCCCGTCAGGGTCTACCCGATCCATGTAATATAATATCACTTTGTCTACTTTTATCTTTTTCATTCCTTTATTCTCCTTATCTTTAAATCGTTATTCCCACAGTATTCCTTCAACCAACTATCCGTTAGATAACGATTAACTCTATCGTATTTCTTTTTCGGACCCTTGCTCCAGAATTTCCATTCGTTTGTGATATTGTACCCATATTTATCAAACCAATGGATATAATACACTACGTTACCGTACAAATCCACTCTTTTTCTTTCCTGTATGACTACCTCGTAAGGTATCTTCTTGTCTCTTTTCTCCATCTTTGTCCTCCTTTCTTGAATAAAAAAACGGCACCTATCTTCGCAGACCGGTGCCGGCAACTAACTCGCATGGAAAATTACTTAACCTCAACTAATTCTACAGAGCTGTAGAATTTAGTGAAGCTACCAACAAATTCTCTTATATCTTTATATTCTTCCGGTCGTTTTCTGTTACCGTCTTTTATACAATTTACCCACAGTCTATCTTCTATGCTCTTAATCGCATTTTCTATAGTAAATTCGTCGCTGACACACATTAAACACGAAGACCCTGTTTTCTTATGTGGTTTATATACCCTTGAAAAAGA